TTTGCGTTAGCGACCTAATTCCGTTTGACTGCACGCGAGGAATATAACCTCAAAAGAACCAGCCAAGGAAAATACTGAATTTTAGGCTACGCTATAGAAACTTGCGACCAAGAGTAAAAATTCCTTACCAATGCAAGATGTAAACATCTTACACAGGTCAGTAAAAAACCTCTCGTACTACAAGTAGCTACGCGTAAGATGATAACATCTCGCCTAGGAAGGGACAATGTCCCCACCCCCATCCAGTCGCCGGATGGTATACGACACTCATAAAAGTGTCCGTGGTTGGTGATTTACGTCCACCAGACGTGACCCAAGTTTCTTATGCTCTTTGCAGTTTACACTGCAACAGGATCAGAATAGGCATACATTACAGGAGCACCAACAAAAAGACCTAGTTGGAAATCTTCACCTATAGAAATGTACTTATCTATTCTCACAGCATTGGTTTCAGTATTACCTGGTACCTCTACAGAGATTTCATGGCCATTCCCTAAACCTGAATAAATATCAAGTTTACGGGCGGCAACAAATCTCTGTCCCATAGTATAAAACGGTGTCTCATATTCTAGACAAGGATTATTATCTACAGGAGTTATGTGGCAACCAGCTAATGTACTTCGATTAGACGATGCTATGTAAGATCTATTCTTACCTGCTATACTACTAGATAGTAGATGCGTGGTTTGAGTATTGGTTGCATTACCAGTACTAAAACGAGAGACATTCATTGTAAGTTTTGGAATATCAACAAACGATGAATATATAACTTTATGTCTCAAAGCACCACGACGTAGAGCATATGCCGGAGCAAGATAATTGAGAAGAGTCATGTTCGAAAACGTGTAGGGCGATGTACCTAGAAGAGAATCAACTCCTAAATCAGGTCCTGCAGGATCCCATCCTCTATAAAAAGGAAAGTCTGTAATACGTTCAGCGACTAACCTATTTAAAGCAGTAGAGGCTGAATCAGCAGGAAAATAGGAATAATGATATTGGTATCTCCTGAGAAGATCTCTAAAAGAAACGATCCTTTCTCCCTGATATACCAAATATTGATTATCTTCAGGTATAGACTGCCCAAATGAAGCAACGTCTTCAGGCTCAGTAGGAATATTGGAGGAATCCGTTGTAGTAGCCATAACCTCTGGTGCTATTTCAGTTTGTTGCTGATAAACAGAAATATCGTTAATAGCACTCATGGCCGGAACTGACACAGCGAAATCATCACCAGCACTTACCCAAATTTGCACTTTCACATCAGCTGCAGTATTTGAAGGTGTGGCTAGTTCATTAACAACATATACAGATAATGTACCATTATCTGTTGCTGTACCTCCAGTAATTGGTGATACATCACTGTAAATAGGTGTAGCAGCAATATTTGGTATTCCAATAACCGTTGCCCATGCTCTCACATCTGTCCACTTGACTTCATATTCAAAATCGCGGTCCTCAGAAATATCAACGACGGAAGAATACGTTTGGTTAAACGGTATTGCTCCAGCCGGCAGAGTAGAGGGATTATATACAATACGTAATCTACCTCTATGATACTCAGACGCAACAACATTAAAACGAAATCTAATGGAACCTTGCCAAAATTGGAAGGGTGTTGCAGCAAATGCCAAAGCCGTTGGGTGTAACTCAAGAACAGGAGATGCACTCAAGGACTGTATATAAGAAGGCATAACTCGCATAGAAGTTAACAAAGTGTCTGTTACAGCTGTTTCCGGCCAATCAAATTGTCTCCAATAAGAAGGCCTTTGAGCTATAGAATTTATTGTTAACTCATCGTGTCCACCCAAACCCATAACACGTGTATCTATGGTCAATTCATTCTTAGAATCCACCGATAGTTTCACTAAAGGTTCAGGGGCATCAGTATTGCAGATATTTCCCATATATCTCGGAGTATAAGTTAAAATATCATGCAACACTTGCGGGCGAGAATAACCAAATATCTTAGCAACTTGCCCTACCTTAGACGCAACCATAGATGTTGCTTTGGCATAAGGGGTCAAAACGGGTATCATCGACAAGGCATCTGCAACCTTAGCAATAGTCGATGCGGGCTTACTGATTAAACCATTATTTTGAAACTCGTCTGAATTAGATTGATTAGTCATCTTACGAGTTTTCTTCTTCTTAGATGAAGATCCAGATTGTTCCTCATATGGCACTGGGAATCCAAATTCATCCAAGGGTACATCAGTAATTCCAGATTGTGCAGCCGCAGTGGTAGGAATTGATAGAGCACATTCCTCAGCCCATGCGAAGACAACCACAGAAATGGGATCAGTACCCCCGTTAGCATGACGTAATATATCAAAGTCATGTATAGTACACAATCCCATATATGCTTCCCAGTCCACACTGGTTATGTCAAGCCAATTTTCGGGCCAAATAAATGGTAAAACCATCTCACCTCCTTGAGAGGTTGTAGGGTCCAAAAGTATGTGCGGCTTCTGAGAAGCTTGTACCAAATCTTGCTCAAAGAAAGCTCGGTTTTTAGTAACATCATCATCCCATAGATATGGGTTATATGATAAAAGGGCTCTCCCATAATAAAAGGGGTTGCCATTAACCAAGACTTTAATTTTAAGATTGGCACGTAGATTTCTAAACCTGTTGATTTTATCTAAAACATCAACATTAGAAAAGAAATCTTCCCAAGGGTTAAAAGTTGCAAATAGACGTGTACCCCCTGGCGTCCACTGGTATTCCTGAATCTTCACTGGTCTGGATAAAAATTTTCCCAGTTCAGCATCAGAAAAACCAGATAAAGAATAGGTAGGATCCTGACTATGGACTAATTCATACGTCCACGGCATATCCCCATCTACAAACTTTACCGTCTGATGTGCGGACTTATTATCCTGTTTATGTACAGAATAGCCAGCCCCGTCCGCGCTAAGGTCAGCTAAATTATTATATGAATTATGATTTTCAGTGAGCTATTTATGTACAAACGACAAGCACACTGCTCATTGCACAAGTCGCCGCAATATTTACATGGCCGACGAAACCCCCCGTAAATACGGGTATCCTTAGGGAAGGATGTCTACGAGTGCAAAGCTGTTCATGTACGTATAAAAATATGCAAAATATGTAACATGCAGTAATCCATATACACAAGGCTATTTTAAACTTATACTACGAATAGCTCCGGAGTGGTTGAGTTTTACGTCATCCCAGGACGGGGGGTGGGAGAGTGATTTTATTCATCCTCTTCAAACTCCCACTCATCTCCAACAGTACTAACGAAAGTAGCGTCGACATTTGCATCATCGTCCTCTGTTCCAATGTACCGGTTCTTAAAATAAACTAACCGGTCTTCATAGGACTCATTTAACATCTTGCAATAATCTGTAAGGCCGCATTTGAAGGCAACCTCTTTCATTTGTTTACGACGCAATTCATACTTTTCACGTCCGTGTTGCCACCATTCACGGAGCGCACCGTCAATGTTGGAGATGGATTGTTCTTCGAGGGAAACCACCTTGGACTCAAGAACACAATGTAATGACTTAAAGATAGACTCTTCATCCAATGCTCCATGCATCATGCCAGTATCTTTATTATAAATGTTATGCCGTTTCAAAAAATCAGCATCAGAGTCATTCATGTATTTAGTCGGGGTAGATTTCTTATCAGGCATAGTAAAAACCATATCTCTTTCTTTTAAAAATCCAGCATAAGAAATATGATTAAACCAATCAAATCCCTCTCGAACAGAACCCTTTACATCATCCCCATATGTCATAATGGAGACTACTTCTCGAAAGGGTAGTGGTGTTATATTGGGCGGATGTAGATGGTAATAAGCACATCTAAGCATCAAGGAATTAGCTATACAGTTTATATAAACTGTTAAATTTTGTCCCGAAGGGTTAGATCCTTGATGTATGATGATATCGCCATTATATGCGACACAAGAATATGCGACTTCTGTTGAAATTCCTCGCATAATTTTGAGGTCGCGGCTATTATACCTTCCACATCGTGCTGCAATTTCTATCAATGCTGAGAAAGATGCATTGATTAATTGCGCAGGCATACGTAGATCATACTTGCTATAATCTCCAGCTAAAATACGATCTCTACCGAATTTACACATATGTTTGGCTAACTGGTCCCATTCGGGTCCTTGAGCATTAACTCCCACAGCACATTCTGAATCCAAAGGAAACAATGAAATAATGCGTGCAAGTGGGAGAAAATATTTTCTAACCAACATTTGTGTTGCCCAATCGGCAGCTTGGAAAACCCGAACTTTCTCCTTTACAAGTTCTGTGGGTTCATCCTTAACGCATGCCTTAAAGATGGAATAACAACGCTCGCCAGAAGCTAACTTATCTTCCATGATTTCCATTTCTTTAATAATCATGGGATCAGCTTTTGCCGGACATTGAAATTCCGGGTAATCCAATGGGTCCAATAATGTAATCATTTCTCGTTTAGGACCCGATAATGGAAAACCCTTAGAGGTGCCTTTTTTCATGGCATCGATGAATCTTTTTCCATCTTTACCACATAAAGTTTCCATCTCAGTCATAGGTGCTAACTCATAACGTGACCAGTTACAAAATTCTGGTTCATGTAGTTTATCAACTATGTGTTCAACATAGTCTTTATGAGCTTTCACTAAGAGGGAGGCTTCAATTCCTGCACTAGGATTTGCTGAATGGGCTAGTGAAGCTTGCCACATTCTCGTGCGATGGAATTTTGGGGCACCATGTTCTCGCTTCACTCCTGTAACAAGTTCAACTACATCGGAAATAGGCGTGGTTCTCACCTTACTCTTTGTATGTGAACTTCTTCCATTACATTGGCCTATATATTCTATATGGCTTCCCAATGGGAGATAGTTTACAGGAGAATTTGGATGAATGTCTCGAGATAAAAGAACTTGCTTTTCATACCTCTCGGTTGGAAAATCTCCATTCACCGTAGAGGGAAAAGCACCCACCCAGTTAATGGTGGCAGTTTCGAGTGCATCCTCCAATTCTTTACGAGTTATAATCAATCCTTTACCCCGTGGGGTATCAGGTATACCTCGTAAATGGACACATGCTATACAATTGCGAGCATATTTAGCAATAGCTGTGCCCATACACAAACCAGTAAAAGTGTTATAAGGTAAATCATAAGTGTAACCTGGTCCTCCAGATTCAGAGTCCTTGGTGTACGCCAAACGTATAACACTTTCTTTAAGTTCACCACTCCTTTCTTTATATAGAAAAGTGGCTAAACCACTGGCTGTGATATGATCGGGAAATAAATGTTTAATATCAGCAAATATACCTCCAGATGCTATGGATACAATACACAAATCTTTACCTGGAATAGGTACCATGTGTTCAGTACTAACTATAGCACGAAAGGTAGAATTTAACTGCATCGGATCTTTCCGTGTAAATAATGCCTTCATATCTTTTCTATTTTTAAATAAATGTAAAGGCATAAGATAAACATTACCTCCCAAGGCTAAAACATCACATGACTGCTGGAAATCGTTTTCAACGAAAACACCATGCAATAGATTTTGTGATACTTTAGCCACAACTTGCTCGTGTGTCATAGTAGCCGCTCTATCATTTACATGCAGCTCTGCTACAACAGCCGAGGCCCAAGGATTTTCTTCCTTATCCCGCTTTTCAATCTCCGCAACAGATTCTGGTGCAAGAGCAGATTGATGAACAGCTGCTGCTGTGCGAAATAATGTGACAAAATTATATAATATCTTTGCCAACACACAGAAAGAAAAGAATTGGAACATTTTGCTTTTTCTCAAAGAAGCAAAGAAATCCAAAGTTAGGTCTCTCCTACGAGCAAGTGCTTCAAATCTATCGTCCCTCCATTTTGCTATTAATATATAATAAAAGAAAATATGAGCAAATAAAGCTATAACTGAAATTAGTATATTAAATGGAGTTCGCATATAGAATGAAGCAAACCAAAAGAGAAAGAGTGATGATAAAACTCTCCAGCGCAACGACTTTTCAAATGCTAAAAATTCACGAGCATTTAGTGCCAAATAACAATATTTGACAATAGAATTCATAAAGAAGAAATCTGGGATTGAACCAACAAAAGTACATGTTCGTATACCCATATCTTCAAATTGGGTTGCGATGAATTCAAAAGTTTCCTCACTAGAAACCTGTGTTTCGGTGGGTGGAAGAACTTCATATTGATATTCCAAATTACCCGATTCACAGTCACACCCTGTCTTATAGCAAAGAAGACATATAGTTTGATCAACGATTTTGTCTTCTTTCCCCCCTTCAGATTTAATTACTGAAGTGGATTTATCCTTTTCCGTCTCGTTAGAAGCCGTGGATGAGGTAACATTTACCGGGGTATCGGTCGTGTCTTCCTCCTCAACACTTTCAGACGTGGAGGGTATCTCCTCCTCATCATCATCATCTACTATATTAAGAAAGGGATCAGAGTGCATTTCCTTAAGAGTATCTTGTATTTCATCATCAAGGGCACAAGTACATATGTCTTTGCCAAGCAAACATTTATTACAATATTCTCGAGACTTGACAAGACTTTCGCCCCTAGCGATTAATCTCTTTTGGTTTTCGAAGTGCTTAACGCACATCGTTGTAATGCGCTTTAACGCATCTCTAATTCCCACAGTATATATGTCAGTGGTACCATTAGCTGATATAAGATGTGAATTATTACCTCCATGTTTACGATCACGTGGTACATAGAGATCTAAATCCCAAATATCATTAACTAATGAATCTCCTGGGAATTCAGCAAGCGTTTTAGCTGCATCCAATCGTCCATCTGGTAAAGAATAATCTTTTTTCACCTTGACTTCCACATGGATGTCAGCTCTTCGAACAATAGAAAATGGCTTGATAGAACCATTATTCCCATGATCGGCTAGTGGCGCATTACTTGTGATCACAAAAACACGGGGACGTATTTCTACTTTGCCCTTTTCGTGTAAGTCTGCCTTATTGGCATATGTGATCATATTATTGTTGATATCTATTAATCTTTCACATGGGGTCTTTTCTAAAAAATTGACTTTAGTATTTCCCATATCATCAAAAAAGATACCAACAGTGTCACCCTTTAAAGTGGAATCATATTTATCTGATTCCTTTATGACGGCAAC